CCGCGGTCTGGGACCTCCTGATGCAGTGCAGGACGCAATGGCGGGTCGGGTTCGGGGGCGTCTATGCCATCGACCTGGCCGCGGTCATCGAGGCCGCCCGGTGCTGCGGGATCGTTCCCGACCAAAGCTTCCTCGAAAAGGTGGGGATTTTCGAGGAGGAAGTGCTCCGGGCCCTGCGCAGGAAAGAGGCCTCGGGGCCCTGCAGCGAGGAAAAGCGGAAGGAATGTGAAGAAGTCTTCGGCAGGGAATTTCTCGCCTGGGCCTGCAAGAACTGCGAGGAGATGAAGGGCAAGCGCGATGGCCGAAAATGAGGTCAAGCTGCGGATCACCACGGACGCCTCCGGGGCCGTCACGGGGATCGAGCAGGTCCGCTCATCCATGCAGAAGCTGCAGAAGTCGGCCGAGGGGATCTCCGCCCAGCTCAAGGGGCTCCTCTCCTTCACCATCGCCGGCGTCGGGCTCTACCAGATGGTCTCCGTCGGGAAGGACCTGGCCGAACTCGGCGCCAAGGCCCAGCAGGCCGAGGAGTCCTTCCGGCTCATGGCCGAGAGCGTCGGGATCAACGCCGAACAGATGTACCAGGCCATGAAGACCGCTTCCCGCGGGATCATGGACGATTCGGACATCATGCAGAAGGCGGCCAAGGGGATCGCCCAGGGGCTCGAGGGCAAGGAACTGATCGCCATCGCCTCGGGGGCCCGGTACGCCGCCCGGCTGGCCGGTGAGGACGTCAAGACGGCCTACGAGACGATCACCGACGCCATCGCCAACCAGATGCCCCGGGCCCTCAAGCGATACGGCCTGGTGACCAAGCAGGAGATGGACCTGCTCAACAAGGCGATCGCCGCCGGGGTGGAGGACATCAAGCTGGCCGACATCGCGCTGGCGAACCTGTCCATCCAGACGGGCCGGTTCGGCAGCGAGGCCGAGACAGCCTACGAGAGTATGCAGCGTCTCCGGGCCGCGTGGAACAACTTCAAGGAAGAGGCCGGCAAGGGCCTCGTCGCCGTCATAGACGTCGTTTACCGTTTCATGCAGCAGGGGGCCGCCGCGGGGATAAAGGGCGAGGCCGATCTTTACGGAACGGGATCTCCGTGGTACTCCGGCCAGCCGTCCTATCGCGGCAAGATCACGGCCGAACGGCCCTACGATCCGTATTCGGAGGGGAACCTCCTGCGCGCCGAGGCCGAGCGGGACAAGTTCTGGGCCGTCGAGAAGATGAAGACGGCCATCGCCGAGAAGGAGAACCAGAAGCGCCTCGAAGAAATCGCGAGGCTCAACGAGCACATCGAGGATATGTGGGCCCGGCAGGTCCTGACGGTTGAGGAGCAGGCGACGCGGCAGGCGGATATCTGGCGCAGGAAAGGCGCGGATCGGGTTTTGGTCGAGGAATGGCTTGCAAACGAGCTGGAGCGGATACGGATCTCGGAGGACGCTAGGCTGACGGAGCGCCTCTCGAAGATTTACGAGCGCGAGCAGAAAAACGCCCTGGCCATCGCCGAGATCTACGCCGATACGGAAGCCCGATCCGCAATCTCTCGGCTGAATTTCCAGGAGCAAATCCTCTCGGAGAAGGAAGGCCTCGGCCTGGTGACCGCCTCCGGGAGGCTGCTGGCGGAGCACGACCTGGCGCGGAAGATCCTCGAGGCCGAGGAGTCGCGCCTGCGCGTGCTCATGACAAAGAAATCCCAGCACGTCACCGAGGACGACCTCGATGGCCAGCGCGAGATCCTCAAGCTCGCCTTGGAGCACAAGGAGATCTCGCAGCAGATCCTCGAGATCGAGGAGCTGCGCGTGCTGCGGCTGAAGGAATACCAGGGGAGCTTCGCCGAGGGCCTCGACGCCGGCGCCCGGAAGTATTTCAGCGAGATCGAGGGGTCCTTCCGCCGCGGGCGCACGCAGGCGGAACAGACGGCGCGCGGCATGGAGCAGGCGTTTTCCGACGGCTTCTTCGCCGTCTTCACGGGGCAAGTGGACAGGCTGGAAGATGTCTGGATTGGCTTCTGCCATTCCATGGCCCGCGCCTGGTCGGACACGCTGGCGCAGATGGTGATGGAGAGCCTGAAGGGGTCCGGCGGCGGGCTGTTCGGCGGCCTGGGCTCGATTCTCTCCGGCGCGGAGTCTCTTGACCTCTTCGCCCTGCTCGGAGGGGGCTCGGGGATGTTCTTCGAGGAAGGCGGAATCTTCAGCGCCGGCCGCCTCGTTCCCTTTGCCGCGGGCGGGATCGTCGAGCGGCCGACGGTCTTCCGCATGGCCTCCGGCATGGGGCTCATGGGCGAGGACGGCCCCGAGGCCGTCATGCCCCTGGGGCGGACCGCCTCGGGCGAGCTGGGCGTGAAAGGCATGGGGTCGGGCGGGGTCGTGATCGTCAACAACATCAGGGCCATCGACACGCAGAGCTTCGCGGATGTCTGCCGGCGCAACCCGCAGGCGATCACGCAGACCGTATCATCCGAGATGAAAGACGGCAAGCTCAAGCACTGGAAGCCGTTCATGGGGGGCTGACATGGCGAAATTCCCCGAAGACGTGAAGCTCTCCTACCCGCTGCAGATCAGCCCGCGGTGGCGCACCGTCGTGACGGCCTTCGACGGCGGCTGGGAGCAGCGGGCCAGAAAGGACGACTTCGCCGTCTACGACGTGACGCTCAAGATCGACAAGGTCTCCAAGACGGACTTCCTGAAAATCTGGGAGTTCTACCAGGCCCGCAAGGGGTCCTACGAGGCGTTCTATTTCTACTGCCCCTATCCGGACACCTACAAGGGGCTCTACGTGGGCGTGGGCGACGGATCGACCACCACGTTCGACCTGCCCGGCAAGTCCACCTCGGCCCGGTCCATCTACCTGGATTTCGCCCTGCAGTCGGGCGGCTACTCGATCCTGGACGGCGGCGGGGCGGAGGGCGCGGACCGGGTGCAGTTCGCCTCCGCGCCGGCGGACGGGATGATCATCTCCTGCGACTTCACGGGTCTCATGCGCATCCGCTGCCGGTTCAGGGAGGACGCCATGACGAAGGAATACATGGCCAACGGGCTCTACCGCACGGGCCTCGAGCTCAAGGGGCTCAAGGGGAACTGATGAAGAATTTCGACGCCGACATGGCCGCGGCCCTCGCCGCCGAGACGCTCAGCCCCTTCTGGCTGCTGGAGCTGCAGCTCTCGACGCCCGTGTACTACACGGACCGGGACCGCGCCATCCGCCACGACGGCAAGACATTCCAGCCCCGCGCCTTCAAGAGCGCCGACATCGCCTCGGCCATCTCCATGTCCGTCGAGCGGCTCACGGTCACGATCGACGACGCCGACTCGGTGATCACGGCCCTCTTCCTGGGCGAGAACGTCCGGAAGAAGACGGCCATCCTGTATTACGGCGTCATCAAGACGGACTGCACGATCTTGGCCGAGGAGGTCTTCCGGGGCTTCATCGGCGGCTGGAACGCCGTCGAGCCCGACATGGAGATCCGGATCGTCAACGAGATGGTCCTGTGGAACCAGAAGACGCTGCGGATCGCGCAGTCCACCTGTCCCTGGATCTTCCGGGGAGCGGAGTGCGGCTATGGCGGGTCCGCCTCCTGGTGCGACCAGAGCTACGAGCGCTGCACGGCCCTGGGCAACGCGGACAGGTTCGGCGGGTTCGAGTTCCTGCCCTCCATCATGGAGCGGCAGGTGTGGTGGGGGAGGATCCCGAAGTGAAGTTCGCCGATGTCATGGCCGGTTTCATCGGCAAGCCGTTCCGCCCGGGCGGGACGGGGCCCGACGGCTACGACTGCATCGGCCTCTGCTGGGCGGTCCTGCGGGCCTTGGGCCGTGACGTGCCGGCCGAATACGCCGGATGGAGCGTGGAGCGCGGGGATTACGCGGAGTGGGCGGCTGCGGACCGGGCCGCGGCCGACGCCCTGGTGCGGGAGATGATGGAAAACGTGGGCGATCCCGTCGCGCCCCTGTACGAGCTGCCGGGGGATCTGCTGCTGGTCGATTTTGCGGGGATGGGCGAGACGCTGGCCGTCTACTGCGGAAACGGCGTCGCCGTGACCTCGACACCGAAAACAGGCGTTCGGGCGTTCAACCTGTCGCGAAAGATGCGCATCGTCGCGGCGCGGAGGTTCCATGGGCGTTGAAGGGTTCATCCTGGTCTCTCTCTTTGCCACGGTCTCGAGCGTGATTTCGGGCATTGCCCAGGCCCAGCAGGCGAAGAGCCGCGCCGAGCAGGCGCGCCGGGCCATGGAGGAGCGCTCGCGGGGGCACCTGATCAACGCGAAGTCGACCCAGGCGGAGATCCCTCTCATTTACGGACAGGTGCGCGTCGGGCTCAACCATTGCTACGTGGGCACCACGGGGGACCGGAACGATTACCTGCACATCGTCGGCATAATCGGCGAGGGGCCCATCGACGGCATCGTCCAGGTCGGCGGGGTCGACCAGATCTGGATCGACGGCAAGCTCTGGACCGAGTACGGAGCCGATAACGTCCACTATGAGTTCTTCGACGGGTCCGCCTCCCAGGGCGTCTGCTCCACCCTGCACAACGCCGACGTCAACTGGGTCAACCCGCTGCGCAACACGGCGTATCTCTACATGCGCCTGAAGTACAACCAGGACAAGTTCCAGGGGCCGCCGGGCGAGATCACCGTGGAGGTCCGGGGGCTCGAGGTCTACGACCCGCGCACTGACTCCACGGCCTGGTCCGACAACCCGGCCCTGCACGTGCGCGACATGGTCGTCCGCAGCGCCCAGCGGGGCGGCATGGGCATCGACCCGTCGCGCCTCGACGATGCATCCTTCGGCGGTGCCGCCACCTACTGCGAGACGAAAGGCTGGAAGGGGGCGGCCTGCATCAACCACAACCAGGCCGTGACGGACAATATCGCCCTGCTGCTCACGGCCTTCCGGGGCGAGCTGATCTACTCGGAGAACCTGTTCAAGCTGCGCTACCGCGACCTGGGATACGAGTCCCCGGTGATGACATTGACCGATGACGACGTGATCGCCCCCGCCGGCCGCACGACCCTGCAGATCACCGAGGCCGACGTGTTCGACACGCCCACGGCCCTGCGCTGCAAGTTCCTGAACCCGGACAAGATGTACCAGATGGACGACCACGTCCTTCCCGACACGGAGGCGGTGGCCTCGGAGGGCTACCGGGAGGACGGGGTGGACATGACCGCCGTGGGCGGCTACGCGAACGTGGTGAAGATGGCGAACTACCTGCTGGAGCGCCGCCGGCTCGGCAAGGAGGCGACGTTCCAGGCCAGGTCCCGGTGCGCCGCGCTCGAGCCGTGCGACGTCGTCCTGTTTTCGCACCGCAAGCCGGGCTGGACGAACAAGTACTTCCGCGTGATGAACGTCCGCGTGGCCATGGACGGCTCCTGCGCCCTGTCGCTGCAGGAGGAGTACTCGAGCCTCTACGACGACGTCTACAACCTCTCGGCCCACTCCTGGCGCGACACGACCCTGCCCTCGCCCCTGTCGGACGTGCCGTCTGTGCGGAACGTCTCGGATGCCGAGGAGGTCTACAATTACCGCGGCCGGTCCTGGACACGCTGGAAGATCGATTTCGACCCGCCCGATCCCCAGGCCTACCCGTTCTGGAAGCACGCGGAGATCTGGCTCCGGATCGGCGAGACGGGCGACTGGAAATTCATGACCGTGGCCACCACGGATTTCCAGCTGGACCCCGTCGAGGAGGGGCAGACCTACTATTGCCGGATGCGCTCGGTGAGCATCTTCGAGACGAAGGAGCCCCTCGAGGGCAGCTATACCGTGTCCCGCATGATCCAGGGCAAAACGTCCCTGCCCTCGGACATGACACCCATCACGGCCGTCGCCTCCGCCGACACGGTGTCGATCCTGGGCGAGGCCCTCTCCGAGCCGGACATCGAGGGCTACGAGCTGCGGATAGGCGACGGCTGGCAGGGCGCCCTGCTCATGGGGTTCTACAAGGCCCCCATGATCCGGTTCTCCGGCGTGCGGCCGGGCACCTTCACCTGGTGGCTCGCGCCCATAGACAACCGGGGGCAGTACGCGAACACGAAGCGCTCGGCCCAGTGCACCGTGCGCTACCCGGCGGGCTACGAGGACAAGAACACCTGGTCCTGGGACTTCACGACGGGGACGCACTCCAACACCGAGCATGCGACGTACAACAGCCAGGATGCGCTGCGATGCTCCCACACAGGCGGGGTTCTCACGGGGACGTGGACGTCCCCGGAATACGACATGGGCTCGATCAAGACGGTTCGTGTCTGGGGGGACTTTCTGACGGCCTTCGTCGCATCGAACCAGACGTGGGGCGGGATCCTGCCCGGCGGCACGACCTGGGCGGACATCGGGATCTCGACCAAGCGGTGGTACGAGATCTTCGCCGCCACCATCGCCGGGCAGCTCCGGGCGAAGCTCAAATGGGGGGATTCGTCCGGATCGCTCACGAACGAGGCGTCCTTCTTCGAGCTGCTCGCGCCCGAGATCACAGGCCGCTACGTACAGGTCGAGATCACGCTGACGGACCCCACGCTGGATTCCGTCCTGTATCTGTACAAACTGAACATGAAGGCGGCCTACTGGCAGTGAGGTGATCAATGGCCATGGATATCAGGCTGGACACGGTAACCAAAACCGGCAAGGTCTACACCGCCTATGTGCAGCTGGTCGACTCCAAGTCGGGAAAGATCCTGGAGACCTTCAGCTGCACCTATGACCCGGACAAGAAAGGCGGCTTTGCGGCCGCCCTGAAGGCGAAGGCCGAAGCGGTCAAGGCCCGGATCGAGGAGAAAGACGCGGCCCGCGGCGAGATCGAGGCGGTTATCGCCCAGATCAGGGCCGAGACGGGAGGATGAGATGGCGCAGAACTTCACGGACGATTGCTTTGACGCCAGCCATGTCGGGCAGACGGATCTCGGCAACATCGAGAACAATTTCGCCTGCCTGAAGAGCAGCTTCAGCGGGACCTCCGCCCCGTCGAACCCCGTCGCGGGGATGCTCTGGTACGACACGACGAACAACCTGCTGAAGCTCCGCAACGCGGCCAACAACGCCTGGCTCGAGATTTATGACTTCGGCAATGACCGCGTACCGTCTGGAAAGGTGAAAACGGCTTCTTTGCAGGACGGTGCTCTCAGCGCAGACACGACCGGACGGGCCAAGATGGCCGACAATTATATCACCAGCGATAAGGTCAACGATCTTAGTGGAACAAAGATAACGGACAATACCATATCGACAGCGAAGATTCAGAACAACGCCATCTCGCCGTCAAAACTTGGGGCAGGGGTATCGAATCCAATCGTCTTCGTGCCGTCGACTACCATCACGGCAGGTTCTCCGTCGTATATCGATGTTCAAGGGCTAACGCAATCATATCAGACAGTCTGGCAATGTTACCTGTATATCCCTGATGGGGTAAAATACGTCATCCTTGCCGGGAGGATCAGAGGTGGCTCAGGTTCGCAGACCGTCTATTTGCGCCTCAACGTGAACGGAACAACGGGTGCTGTCGTATCGGCGGTGGGGATGAGCTTTGCCAATGTCAGTAGCTCCGCGCTAGACATATCAGGACAGGCCGGGGCGATGAGGAGCGTGACCATTGAGGCTTATTCTGCGGCTCCGGCTACGACTATGCTCAGCATCGCGTTCCTCGTGGTACAGTTCTACGGGGCATAATCAACCTGTGCAAAGGAGGTTTTTCAGATGGCTACATTCAACAAATTCCAGGATTTCGTCGAGCAGTTGGCCAAGGGCGTACACCAGCTCCACGCCGCCGGGCACACCCTCAAGGTGTTTCTGACCAACGAGGCGCCGCAGGCCACGGACACGGTCAAGGCGGACATGGTGGAAATCACGGCACAGAACGGCTACCCGGCGGGCGGCGCGGATATCCAGAACGACTGCTCGGAGACCGGCGGCACGCTGGCCGTGACGGCGCAGGACGTGGTCTTCACGGCCTCGGGCGGTTCCTTCGGGCCGTTCCGGTACGCCGTCATCTACAACGACACGCCGACCTCGCCGGCGGACCCGCTCGTGGGCTGGTACGACTACGGCAGCTCCATCACGGTCCTGGACGGCGAGACCTTCACCGTGGACTTCGGGGCCAGCCTGCTGACGCTGAGCTAACACCAGGGAGGCGCCTATGGCGATCACACGCTACACGATGACGATGCAGTTGGAGTTTTCCACGGCGGAAGACCGGGATGCCGCCTACGCGAAGGCGAAGACGTGGGCCACGACCGAGAAATCGGGCGGAAAGGTGGTCGCGGGGACGCTGACGAAGGGCGAGTACGTCCGTCCCGAGACCAGCTCGGAGTCCATCTAGATGTTTACCTATGTTCCCGGTGGACTGCAACTTGCACCGTAACGTGTACTTACAGGTTGAGACGGTAGGATCATGGCGCAGATATTAGTCAAGGCAATCGACGCAACCCACGCAGATCCAGTAAAAGATCGGCGCGGGTGCTACAAGCGCGGGATGC